AGCTTTAAGAAGTGGATTTCCTAGATAAGTTCCATGTTCTGGCATAAATTTCCTTTCATTATATTCCTCCACTTCTACATACTGAAGAAGATTGACACAACAAATATTTCATTCCATCCAAAGTAAAATTCAATTCACCTATGATTACATCAAGTATATTTGATGCACCATCTAAAACAACATCTCCGAAAGGGCCCTGTAAAACAAATACTATAACTGCACTTACCATCCCTAAAAGAAAACTCATGTATGACCACTTGAGGAATTTATATTTTCTAAGTGCAAGAACTTTACCTTGTCCATATATGTCACCAGCCATGGCATTATATACAGAATCATCAGTCATCAAAGTTTCTGCATAATCTTCCTTATATTCATCTATTGGAAGATGTGCAAAATGTCCAAAAAATAACGGATTAAAAATTGGAGATTTTCTATCTATATCTCCTGTTATATCTTTTGGATAATCTGTTTTTGGTATGATTGCAAATATTGCAAAGAGTAGTGCAAAAAAACAACCAAATGCAAATGTTAGAAGTGGCCATTTCACCAATTCATTATCAAGGTTTGCAATCGCAACAGAAAACACAACAGATGCAACTGTAATCATAATATTGGCTTTTGCATCCGCCATCAAGTTCAATCTCATTTGATTGCCGTGATTGACTCGCAGAATATTATCTACAGCTGTTCTATCTTCTGGTACTTTTGAAAAGTGATTAAACTTTTCCATCCTACACCTCCTACTTCAATGGTGGTGCATACAATAATCCTCCATGATTATATAATCGGTTTAATCCACGTTCTAATCCTATTGGGGTATCTGGCCCCACATTCCGTTCATATATTTCTTTGTAGTTTCCTACTTGTTTAATGATATTGTATGACCAAGTTGCTTTCAATCCAAGTTTAGCTCCAAGATGGGGATAATCTGCTCCATTTTTTTCTCCCATAAATCTTTGGATGTATGGGTCTATATGGGCCTTAAAATTGTCTATGTTCTTTGAATTTATTCCCATTTCTTCTGCAATGAACAGAACATAAATTGTCCATCGAACTATATCTGACCATTTCTGATCTCCATACTTAACAACTGGCCCCAATGGTTCTTTTGAGATAATTTCTGGAAGAATCATGTGTCTGTCAGGGTCATCAAAACTCAATCGGTTTGATGCAAGACCAGACCTATCCGTACCATACATATCACAGTCACCCCTTTTGTATACGTTCTTTGTTTTTTCAGTAGGTGGTACTGCGACAGGGATATAATTTATTCCATGTAGTTCCATAAAGTCTGCAATGTTCTTTGCAGCCGTTCCACTACCACTAAAACATATCCTTGCACCTTCCATTTGTTTTGCAGAAGATACTCCAAGAGTTTTCCTTACAATGAATCCCTGACCATCGTAATAGGTTGTGGGCAGGAATTCCAGTTTCTTTGCAACATTTCTCGTATAGGTAAACGTGGTTGTTGCAGAAAGAACATCTATAGAGCCATCTATCAAAAATTCAAATCGTGTCTTTCCATTGACTATAGTAAATTCGATTGCATTTGCATCACCAAATATTGCGGCTGCAATTGTACGACATACCTCGACATCAAAACCTTCCCACCTATCACCATCTTCAGTATTCCATATTTCTTGTGAGAAGCCGGGAAACTCATCATTGGTTCCACAAATGACATTTCCTCTTTCTATTACACGATTGTATGTTGAACTATACGTTGGATTGTATTCTGATTTTGGTACACCAACTCCAAGTTTTTCTTTCATTGGATCCTGCCCCTCGGCAGAAGACATTGCCATCATCCAAAATGCCCAAATTAAAGATACGACAACTTTACCCATCATAATCATTGCAATGCCCGATATATTTCTAAGAGTTGTTCATCTGGAATGGGGGCGGTCATAGTATAATATCTCTGGTGGCCAACCGACATGAATGCTTTAATGTCAGAAAAACTTGGATATTTCATTAAGAGATTATGAAGAAGATAATCTGGACTCAAGTGGCACGATGCACATTGATTATCCTTTGCAAAAACTCTGGTTGATTTCTTGAATCGTTCAGATTGAACTAATACAGAGTTGAGGTCTTTTTCCATCCATGTAACTTTTTCTTCTATATCTGGAATAACCAAAAAGGTTAAGTATATAAGAAGTGCAATAATAACATAGATAAATGATTTACTTGCAACTATTTGGTCTTTTTCTGCAAGTTCCATCTGTTGAATTTCTTCAACTTTTTTATCTATTTCTTCAATATTGCGTTGTAGTATTTTTTGGTCTTTTCCGTTTGCAATTTCCTTTTCTTTTTCAGCCATAATTACCTCACTTCTTTCCTGCTTCGTTTAACTTTTTGGTGATTTGTTGTTGAAACCATTTGAGAACAATTGGTATGCTCACATTGGATGTCAATCCAAAAAGATAACCGATAGGATATCGATAACTTTCATAGGCTGCAAGTTGTGGAACATTTGTGAATACAATCGAAATCAACAAATATCCAGTTGCCGACATTCCCATATTAATTATTAAATCAAGTAAAATCAACCATCCATGACCGCTATACTTATCCTTATTATCATTCCTATAATTAAATAGGAATATCCAAAATGAAGAAAATAATACTAATCCTAGCATCATCATTTCAGAAGTGTTAAATAAATCAATCATTTTGTTTCGTTTCCTTCTTAACTAATTTCAAAAGTTCGGCGGTACTACCAACGAATAATGCATTAGTCACGTTTTGTGCTTTTGTGACTTCCTGTCGTTCTCCATCGTTTTCCAATTTCTGTTTTTTCTGATGTAATTCCATCAATTTTTCTTGTGTATCGGTCATGTTTTTTAGTAATTGACCAAACACTTCAAATGCTCTTGGTGATTCTTCTGCTTTCGCAATCTCCAAAAGTTCTTCCATTGCATCTCTACCACGTTCAATGATGTGGTACATATTTTCACGAGCATACCGAAAATCTGTATCTTTTTCTTCCCCATTTATAGTAACAGGAAGAACTTCTGGTTCTATATAATGTTCTTTATTATGTTCAACGAGATCAAGATGTTTTTCAATCCTTTGCTCAACTAATTTTTCAGTTTTCATTAACTATCTGTTTCCGCTACTGGATCGTAGGTTTTCCCTTGTGGAAAGAATTCAAAGGTTTCACTAAATCCAAAATCTTCATCTGTTAAAGCACCAGTAGATGTTGGTTCAACAGTTGTTCTACTAACTGTTTGTCCAGCAGAAGATGCATCTTCTGATGCTTCCGACAATATTCGTATTCGTGTTGCATCATCTATTGCATGTTTATTTAAAATCATATAATTTCTTGCGTAAGGAGTACTATCTTCTGCAACAATATATGTTGGATCTGTAGCAGTAGCGGCAGACATAATATGTGTATCTACAACCGAAGAAGTAATAACTTTTGCATTATCTGTAACAGATGGATATAAAAACCCCTTCATTACAAAAGATAATGTCCAAATAATAGATCGCCTAGTTGCAAAATCCCCCTCATAAGTATCTTCACTTGAAACAGAATTCAATACCAAAGGAACATCCATCTTGATAGTCATGCCAGAAACCAAAGTCATTGTTACTGTGAAATCTGGTGTAAAAAATGGAAGAATCTGTTCTAGAATTTGTGTTCCATCTTCTGCATTCTTTACAAACACATAAAGAGAAAAATCCCAATTATACGGTACTGGATTAAATTGTTTCTTGAGTCCAGTTGTTCCCTTTTTAACATTCCGGCCCATCGTATTGAGTTTTCTCGCACCATCATAAGTCATGGAGGTCAACTCAAATCCCATTCGTGGAACAGTAAGTGCTACTTTTGGGTTTAGGCTCGGATCTTGACTGATCCTAACCAACATCTTGTCTTTTGGCCCATAAGAAAGAGGAATTTTGATAACTTCGGTTACTGCATCGTTACTATCAGTTCTACGAACTTCAATATTGTTAAATAACGAACCAAACGCAACCACCATCTTTCTTGAGGTCTGGTGATAAAAATATGTTCCAAACATTACGGATTTTCTCCAAATGGATTCGATTCAGAAAAGTCAAAGACGGAATCTGCATCAATCTCAAACTGTTTAGAACTACTTACTTTATCGGATGTACCAGCATCAATTGTTGATAAAGTTTCTGTAGTTTCATCGGTTGTAATCTTAGTTGCATAGGTTCCAGTAGCCAGACTTGTTGCACCAGTGATAATTTCTGTCAA